ACTACACACAAACAAACTAAGGATAAATAATGGCAACCACAGTAATCACAGGTCGCGATATTTCTCTATCTTTCACAGGTGGAACAGATATCGAGGCTCAGGCAACTTCAGCAGTTCTAACAAAGACCAACGTCCGTGAGACTTACCAGACTCTAGATGGCGAAGCCTATAAGACCACAAACGTCGAGGGTACTTTCGCTCTTTCAATGCTTGCAGACTGGGGCAAGACAGGTTCAGTATGCGAGGCTCTATGGGCTGCTGCAGAATCAGCACCAGACACAGACATCAGCGTAACTCTTACAGCCGCTACAGGCGCACAATTCGTGTTCCCAATTATGCCAGAATTTCCTACAGCAGGAGGCGCTGGAACAGATGCTCAGACTGTAGACTTTACATTCAAGGTATCAAAGGGCGCAGTAGTCGAATCCTTTAGTTAAACAATAGAAACGGGAGCGAAATGCAACAGAACATAACAATTAAATATATTGATGGAACAGAAACCACCTACCTGGTTAGACCACCAGACTACGCCAAGTGGGAGATGACAACTAAGAAGGTTATCTCTCAGTTTGGCGGTATGTGGGACATTCTTTATGTAGCACACTCAGCGATGAAGCGTGATGCAGGAGGAAAGCCAACCAAGACACTTGATGTCTGGATGGAATCAGTCTCAGATATTGAAGTAGGTGAAGGAGACCCAAAAGTCATCCAAGGGGAAGCGTAAGCCGACTCTTAGTTGAACTGGCAATAGCGACACAAATCCCTATGGATAAGTGGCAAAGTGCCGAGGATATCCTTACAGCGATAGAAGTACTAGAGGAGCGCAATCGTGGCAAGTGAGTTAGTAGCACTAGACCAGACTGAACTCCGCAGCGTCTTTAAGGCTTTAAGGAATATGGGTGAAGAAGCAAACGATGAGGCCAAGCGCCAGTCAGGCGCTCTGGCCGAATTCGCTAGAGATGAAGTTATCCAAACTGCTAGCAGAGGTAATAACACTAAAGTCTCAGGCCGTATTGCTCAGGGTTCCCGGGTTAAGAAGTCAAGCCGTATCGGTGAGATTACTTATGGATTCGCATCTCAAAAGTTCTCAGGTGGAGCAACCACTAGGGATATCTGGGGCGGTTCAGAATTCGGTTCTAATAAGTTTAAGCAGTTCCCAGTATGGTCAGGCCGTGAAGGTCGAGGCTCTAAGGGCTGGTTTATTTATCCAACGCTTCGCAGGATTCAACCTCAGATCGTTGCTAGATGGACCGAATCGTTTACTAAGATTTTGAAGGAGTGGGGCTAATGGCAACAGGTACACGGGCGTTAACGCTCAAACTTCTTGCCGACGTTGATAACTTCACCAAGAATCTTAATAAGGCCGATAAGGACGTAATGTCTTTTGGCGATAAGGTTTCAGATTTTGGCAAGAAGGCAGGGCTAGCGTTTGCAGCAGCAGGCGCAGCAGCCGTAGCCTATGCAGGTAAGTTGGCCATCGATGGCGTTAAGTCCGCTATTGCAGATGCCGCAGCCCAGGAGAAGTTAGCGCTTACTCTAAAGAACGTAACTGGAGCAACTGAAAACCAGATCGCCGCTACTGAAGATTACATAACTAAAACCTCTCTAGCCTTCGGTATTACCGATGATGATCTTCGTCCTTCCCTAGAACGTTTGGCCCGGGCTACTGGAGACGTTACAAAGGCTCAGAAGTTGCAGACAGTTGCCATCGATGTTGCAGCAGGCTCAGGCAAGTCACTTGAAGCCGTCACCAATGCCATGGCCAAGGCCGCTGAAGGCAATACTGCCTCACTTGCTAAATTAGGCATAGGCCTCACATCCGCTCAATTAAAGACAATGAGTATGGATGAGATCACCGCTAAGTTAGCCGATACTTTTGAAAATCAGGCTTCCGCTAAGGCAGACACATTCCAAGGCAAGTTAAGCCGTTTACAGATAGCCTTCGATGAAGGCAAGGAAACCGTAGGCTCTTACATACTGACGGCTATTACTCCCTTGGTTGAAACCATAGTCAACAGAGTAATCCCAGCGATCGCAGACTTTACAGATAATCTAGGCGAGAAGTTACGCCCGGTTATCCAATTCTTAACGCCTATTGCCGACGGGCTTCGCAAAGCCTTTAATACCGTCAGAGATTCGCTAGCCTCAAACAGCGCAGAACTTCAGCCACTCTTAAACCTATTTAAGGCTATAGCCGCTTTTGCTCGGGATGTATTAGCACCAGTCTTATCGAAGACTTTAGGCAAAGCGTTTGAAATCATAGGAACAGCCATATCTGGCTTAATAACTGGTTTGGCTAGCGTAGTAACCTTCTTTAATAATATCTACAATGCGATTAAAAGGGTAGTAGATCTAGCAAAGTCACTAGGTAACCTCAATCCGTTTAACGGTGGATCAACCTCAAAGACTTCTGGCGTTTCAGCCCCAACAACTCCAGTAACTCCTTCAGGCGTTCCAAGTTATCTAAACGTGCGCCCAGTAAGCACCACCAATATCACCGTTAACGGCGCGATCGATAGCGAATCAGCAGCCCGTCAGATAGTCAGCATCCTCAACGATTCTAACGCTAGAGGAACCCTAGGTAGCGCGGCCTTCGTTTAATGACTGCATATACTCCGTCCTATAAGGTTCTAGTTAATGGCGTTGAAGTTACAGACGTAACCATAGCCAACCTAGTAATTACTTCTGGGCGTACAGATATCAACGTCCAGCCAGTTGCAGGCTATTGCCAAGTGCAGTTACTGAACCTAGATAATTCAAGTTATAACTTTACCGTCGGAACTGGCATTACAGTCGAGGTCACTAATTCGGCTGGGACTTACGTCCCTATTTTTGGCGGCTTTATCTCTGACTTTACTATTTCAGTTAACCAGGCTGGAGACTTGGGATATACGACTACTGCAACTATTACAGCCCTTGGAGCATTATCTAAACTCCCTAGAATTATTGATCCTGGCGTTCTATCCCAAGACTTTGACGGGGATCAGATTTATACCCTTCTTTCAGGCTATCTCTTAGGCCAATGGAATGAGGTATCTGCCTCACAGACTTGGGCTACTTATAATCCTACTGAGACCTGGGCCAATGCCGTAAATATCGGTTTGGGTGAAATAGATCAACCAGGCGATTATGAGTTGATAGCCCGGTCATCTTCTAACACAGATCTTTACTCATTATGTACCGCTATCGCTAATTCGGCTTTTGGCGTTCTCTACGAGGATGCAAACGGCAATATCGGCTATGCAGACCAAACCCATCGCCAGGACTACTTAACGGCTAACGGATATACAACGCTTGATGCCAACCACGCTAACGGTTTAGGTTTAGCGGTTACTACTCGCGCAGGAGATATCCGCAACAGTTTCACAATCGTTTATGACAATAACGGCAATCAAAGTTATACCGCTACTGATCCAATTAGCCAATCTCTATATGGGGTTTACGCTGAGCAATACACATCCCGAATTAAACACACTAGCGATGCTGAAGCCCTAGCCGATCGCTACATCGCCCTACGCGCTAATCCTTATGCCAAGTTCCAGAACATTACTTTCGTACTTGGAAACCCTGAAATCGATGATGCCGATCGAGACGCACTTATTAACATATTTTTAGGCCAGCCAGTATGGATTCAGAACCTTCCCCCTAATATCGATAATGGCTCCTTCCAAGGCTATATCGAGGGCTGGACATTCAGAGCAAGCCTTAACAACCTGAGCGTGACTTTCAACGCTTCTCCAATAAACTTCTCCCAAGTTGCGGTAAAATGGGAGCAGGTAAATGCAGCAGAGACTTGGAATACTCTAAGTCCAACCCTTACATGGATCAACGCGATAGGAGTCGTAGCCTAATGGCAACAACCACAACTAACTTTGGCTGGGATATCCCTCAGTCGACCGACCTCGTAAAGGATGGCGCTACTGCCATCGCTGCACTTGGTCAAGATATTGACACTGCTCTAGTTGACCTAAAGGGTGGAACTACAGGCCAGGTACTAGCCAAGGCATCAGGCACAGACCTAGATTTCTCCTGGGTGGCCCAAGATGACTCTAACGCTATTCAAAACGCCATAGTCGATGCCAAGGGTGATCTAATCTCTGCAACAGCGGCAGACACTCCAGCACGCTTAGCGGTTGGTTCTAATAACCAAGTCTTAATGGCTGATTCATCAACTGCAACAGGCCTAAAATGGGCAGCAGTACCAGGCGGATTAAATCTCGTTACTACTCAGACATTCTCAGCAGTCACATCAGTTTCAGTAAATTCTTGCTTTAGTTCTACTTACGAAAATTATATGATTGTTGTCCAAGCGCATAATACTGCAACTGCTAACTTTATTCGTATGCGTATGAGAGCATCTGGCACCGATTCCACTAGCGGTTATTATTGCTCTTTCCAACAAACTAACTGGGTAACGGCTGGTACTGGAAATGATTACGCAAATAATGATAATAACTGGCGCGCAAGAATTGGACACTTGGACAATTCCTCAACTAATCAAAGCGCTATAAATATGACTTTATTTAGTCCTTTTGCCGCTAAGAATACAGCATATTCTAACGTTTATATGGATGTGCGTACTGTAGGTGCATCTGGATTTACTGGTGGTATTCATAATGTTGCAAGTTCTTATGATGGCTTTACTTTACTATGTGATACAGCGATGACAGGAACCGTTCGAGTGTATGGATTGGCTAACTAATGACAACTGAGAAAATCTTTATTCAAATTGATGATAAAAGAATAGAAGCAACAGGCGAAGTTCTTGAAAATCTATTAGCCGATATCGCTGAGAATAAAGCCAAAGAAGCAGCAGCAGAAGCGGCAATAGCAGCAAAGGCAACCGCTAAGGCTGCGCTATTGGAGCGCTTAGGCATTACTGCCGAAGAAGCGGCTTTATTACTTGGATGAAGCCAAAACTATCTAAGGCTGGCCAACAACTCCGAGAGCAGTTTGATGACACCTTCCCAGACCGTGATCGTCGTTCGGATGGCTGGATCGGTGATACACGCCATTCAGCGCGTCCTAGTGACCATAACCCTGATAAAGCAACTGGGATGGTTAGAGCAATCGACGTTGACAGAGATGTCCATAAGTCAGGCAAGCCCGACCTCATGCCCTATATTGCAGATCAGATTCGACTCGCAGCAAAGTCTGGAGAGAAGCGAATTTCTTACGTCATATTCAATGGCCGAATCGCATCATCTCGCCTGGGCTGGCGCTGGAGAAAATACACGGGAAGCAATCCGCACAATCATCATTGCCATATCTCTTTCACTAGCAAAGGTGATGAGGATGGCTCGTTCTTTAATATCCCGTTACTAGGAGGCAAATAATGGAAACAGCAATTATCGCAGGCTTAGGCTTAATGGCGATCCCGGCAATTCGTGCAGCGATTAAATCTTACCGTGCTAAGAAAGCCCTAAAGGATGTTCTAGTCGATGCAGTTGAAGCAGCAGTAGATGAGATCGATCGCAAAAAATGACGGTTCAGGATTATGCTGCACTTGCAGTAGCGATCGTGACGGTTCTGGGTGGTGTCACTGCGATGCTTCACTTTTTGGTTCGTCACTATTTAGCGGAGTTGAAACCCAATAGTGGTTCCTCGCTAAAAGATCAAGTTAATCGTTTAGAAGCGCGTGTCGATACCATAATTCAAATGTTAGGCAAGTAACAATAATCCTATGGCTCGTAAAAAGGTTATAGATCTCGATACTTATAATGCGTTAGATGCTTGGGCTATTAGTCTGCAAGAAATGTACAAAGCCCTTCGCCGCGCTGGTTTCGAAGTTGACTTAGCCCTTGGAATCATTACCGAGCCATCGGCTTATCCAGATTGGATTCTTCCTAAGCCTGACCTAATCCCCCACACCTGGGACGATGACGAAGATGATGAGGATTAACTTAAATGAAAAGAACCGTAATAATTCCAGATTTACAGGT